GTCCCCCAGAGGACGGCATTGTCAGACAGGTTTACGCCAAACGTGCTAAGCACGTTCTGTATACCCTTAAACGCTCCATTCAGTTTGGAACCGGAGGATGTTCCGGATTCAGCCATCTTTTCGAATTTATTGGCAACTTCGATCGCGTCCTTCTGCGTACTGTGCAGGGACTGCGTCGCTTCTTCATTCTTGATCAGAATGTTGCCGTACAGTTTGAACAGCTCCATTCGTTCCCTCCATTTCCTTTTCCATATTCGCCAGCTCGGCGAGGATTTCTTTCTCCGGTCGATTGTCCATTTCAGTCATCGCTACGAAGTCCGAGAAACTGATAAAGTTTTCCTTGGACATCCTGCCAAGCAGCTGAGAGTAGACTTTGAACAATATCATTTCCTTCTGTTCAGCCCGGATCCGTTCGGTCATTGCTGACAGTTTTCTGACAGGCACTCTGCGCAGAAGGTTGTAGTCATATTCTTTGTAGATCTGTACGAGGTCGACTACTTTGTACTTCGCACAGAATTCAAAAAAGCTTTCCAGTCGTCAACGTCAGCAATCTCACAGATTCCCTTCGCGACATCCAGAAGCGGCATTGCCTTCAGCTCCTCCGCAGTGCTTTCGAATGGGCCCGCAAGGAAGTCATAGATCTTCTTCCGGTTCTCATCCGTGCCCGCCTGTTTCATAAAGACAATCAACGCCTGAATGGCAAATCCTGTCGGGTCTGACCGGTCTGCCTTTGCCAGCCGGGCATACACCTCCGGCAACTGAAACATCTCGATCAGTTCGGCTGCGTTGAATGTATCGTCAAGCGTCAGTTTTCTCATGTTTTCTCCCTTTTAAAAAAGCAGAGTGCCTGTTTTGTCAGGCACTCTTTGCTTTACTACTGTGCAAATACGATGTTGTACGGTGCTGTGTAATCCCACAGATCTGTCTGTACAGCATAGCAAGCCTCGTATGTGATGTTAGACACCACTTCATCGCGCTCATTGAACGTCCAGTCGATATTCGACTTGGAGAATGCATTGTGAAGCGTGATGGTGACGGTCTTGCCTTCCTTGGTCTTAGCCAGAGCTACTACTTCATGATAATCGGTTGCCGCGACTGTACCGGTCGGGGTCAGCGTGCCGTTATCATTGGCAGCAGCAGGATAAAGCTTGATGAATTCTGCCGGAGTCATCGTGAGCTGATTGATGCTCAGCGTTGCCCGCTCTTCATCAATGATGATGGAGTTCACAGTGTCACCCATGTCTCCGTTCGCGTTGATCGCGTGGAAGACACGGTTGACTGTAAATCTGTTCGCTCCTCTGGAATAACCAAGGTTCGTACCATCAACAGTAACTTTCAGAAGTCCAAGAATGACTTCCTGTTTAGACATTGTCATATATCTAAGTCTCCTTCGTATCCTGTTAGAGTGAATCGAACGTCATACCTTCTGATGCTTCTGTCCTTCTCTTCAACTTCTGAAGCGGAATCGAAGTAGAAAGTATATGTCAGTCCTGTGTCATTAAATGACTTGAAGTAAAATGCATCTTTCACGGCCTTTACCATTACATCTAAATCTTCACTCTCACCGAGTTCGTTTACCTTAGTAATGCAATTTACAGTCAGTGAAAAATCATTTCGCTCATGGTATGTCTGGATCTCATCCAAGTGGTAGACAAGGAAGTTCGCCGGGACATCGTCCGGAGCTTCTCTCTCGTAAGTCGGATAGAGCTTAGAGAGAACTGAATAAATCAGTTGTTTCTCAGCTCGCATCCGGATGTTCCTCCCTGTACAGAACAAGCTCGATCTCTGACTTGCCGGTTCTGAACGTTCTCAGAATCTTATAGACAATACCGCCGTATTTCACGCGCGTCTGCCCTGCGTAGTCTTCCTGCCGGAGAACGAGAGTGATCTCCGGTTTCATACCGACAGACAGTGCCTGATAAGCTTCGGACATCCGGACCGACTGTGGAAGGCACCAAGTTTTTTCACTCCAAGTGATTGTCGGCTGGATCGTTCCTCGGGAATTCCGGACGGACTTGTCTACTGTTCCGAGATAGCAGAATTCATCAATAACGTAGCTCATGGATCAACTCCCGTAAGGACCATACGTCCCTAACTTCGACTTGATCTGCTCGAATCGTGTCAGCCACTTATCTGCATCTTCGTCATAACCATAGTGCGCTTTTGCGTAGCTTTTGACTGCTTGGAGGATCAGCGGATCGTCTGGGTCGATGAAGCGAACAGATCTGCGCAATTCTTCGAGCGCTTCCTGCACGAGATCTGTCACCTCCGCATCGATGTCCGGATCCGTGGTCGATACTCTAAGCGCAGCCTTCGTCTTTTTAATCAATACATCCTGTTCCAATCTATTGCCCTCCTTTGAAATAAGAGAGGCAGGAAACCCTGCCCCTCAGATCAGATGCAATTAAGCTACGTATGCAGCTGCCTTTGTCTTACGGAGGCAGCCTTCGGCACGCATGTAGCCGCCGATAATGAATGCGGCTTCCTTAACATCGCGCTGAGCCTCAACAACAGTCTCCTGAACAACGTTCAGAACGAACAGCTTCGGGTCAACGACAGTGATGCCGGTAGCTGCGTTGTCGAGCTTGACCTGGCAACCGAGCGCAGCACCCATGTTGAACGGAGCACCAGACTTGATCGCACCAACGATCTCATAGTAGGAAACAGCCGGAGCATAGATGACCGGAGCAGATGCAAGTGTAGCAAGCGCGAGCGCTGCTTTAACATCAGCGAATGTGTCAGCGGTAGCTGTGACCTTCTGAGCAGTGCCGGCATCAGCGATGATGCGAGCAAAGATATCCTTGGCCAGCGCTTCACCGATAACGTCAGCGATTTCCTGTACCAGGAAGTCCTCCATAGCGCCCTGAGACATCTTAGCCTCAGCAAAGGAGAGTGTGACATAGGTGTGGTAATCAGCACCAACGAGAACAACTTCAGCAGATGTGAAGGTTGCTTCAGTATTCGGATCGCTGTCCTTCTTTTTGGTGATCGGAGCCGGAGTCATCTTTGTGACTTTGATAGCCATACCGGTGCGGAGAGTCGCAACATCGCCAAGAATCGGATGAGCGGAAATCGCCTGATCCCAGATTCTTTCGTCCAGCGCTGTCGGAAGAGCAAGGCCATCACCGTAAGTGGTGTTATCCGCAAGGATAGCACGCTGTTCCGGAGTAGCGTTGCCTACGAGATTTGCCATGAAGGCATCTCTGTATTCTTTTGTTTCAATACCGAACATTTTTCTTTCCTCCTGTTCAAGTTTTTCGTCCGGAAGCTCGATTTCTGTAGCCTTGGATTCGTCAAAGGAACGAGCTTCTTCTTCCTTTGCTTCCAGTTCTGCCTTCTCTGCGAGCAGTTCAGCCTTGCGCTGTTCCATCTCTGTGACTTCAGCGCTCAGCTTTTCCAGCTCGTCATGCTCGGCAGTTTCGACTGCTGTGTTGATCTCACCGGAACGGGACTCGATCTGAGCCAGCTCCTCTTCGATCTCAATCAGTCTTTTCTGCATAAATTTGCACTCCTTTCAATCAGAGCCTTGCGCAGTTCTTCTGTCTTTCTCGCACTCTCCAGTGCTTCTTTTTCGCTGTCCAGCGTTGCCTTCACACTCTCCAGTGATCTTGCAATTACAGAGGTCTGCTCATAGGCGGGAAAAGTAACCACGGAAGCTTCAAACACTTTTCCGATCGACTCGATGTGTCTGGTCGGATGATCGCTTTCGAGGTCTTCCCAAGAATCTTTATCAACGGTGAACATGAAGGACATACCGGTAACATCCTGCCGGTTCACCGCAGATAACACCTCAGCGGCTCTCGGATTGTTTTCTACATCCAGATCCGCGCGGATGTGGAGGCCGTCTTCCTCCACTGTCAGCTGCATTGTGCTGTTTGCATTGTTGTTCCTGGAACGCGCCAGCGGCAGCTGATTCGTGTCGTGATTAACTAAAAGACGGACATCTTTCAGGTCCGTCTTATCAAGTGCACTGCTTTCAATTACTTCATCCCACCAGCCGAGGTCCGTGCGCTGATTGAATACAATCGGAGTCCCTTCGATGGTGCTCTTCTGTCTTTCTTCGTCCTGCCGGGCTTCCAGGTGACCGGTGAACATTCTTACTTCTTTTTCACTCATTGCTTCCTACCTCCTGATATTCATCGAGATTCTGAGAATTCACATAGTTCAGAGAAATCACGATCTCGTTTCCGCCTTCCTCATCAGACAGCGGAGGATATCCTAGCATCTCCCTGTATTCGTTCTTACGGAACAGACCAAGCTGATTAGTCGCCGCAATGAGCGATGTAATCGCTGAGATTGGCTGATACTTGACTTTCGACATGTTCGCCTCGATCTCGTTACCGAAACCGCGCTCACGTGCCGTGTAAAGACCGTGCGTCAGTGCCTGCGTCAGCATGATCGCAAATGGCTCCAGCCTGCCCTCATAGACTGCTTCATACTGCTCCGGGTTGAATGTGTTTGTGATGAATCCCTCGTTGACTCCGAAGTAGTCGAAGACCATCTTCTTGGCTTCGTTCATCGTGTCCGCATCGATGACGTACGGCTTCGACTCAAGCGGTGAGTAATCAAACTTACCATCCACAACGACGACTCCGCCGTTATTGGATGCAGACAGGTTGTCTTCTACGAACCGGTCGCGAGCCTTCTTCAGATCCTGTTCTTTGATGACGTTCACCGACTTCAGGATGCCCCGGATGATGGCAGAATTTTTGATTCCATTCACGATGCCTTCGTTCTGCGTGTTCATCAGTTCGCAGACCGGAAGCAGAGCGCTGTTCGATTCGCCGGCAAGGTCATCATCGATGAAGTGGTTTCGAAGATGAATTAAATCATCATACGGAATCGTGTACGTGTGCCGGTAATTCATCCGGAACTTCGCAATCAGCGTGCCTCGTTCTGACTCGAACAGCTGAAAGTTCTCGTAGTTGATCGGCCACAGCGCATACAGGCTATCGTTTCTGTACTCCGGCCAGATGAATGCATTGTTCGATGCGTAATACAGCGAGGCGACCTTATACAGGAAGTCGTAGGTCGACATGTATTGGTTCGGCCGCTTCAGGACACGCGCCACATCTGATACCCGGTCGACCTTCTTGATCGAGTTGTCCCGGTCTGTGTACATGACTGCATCCAGCTCCATCTTGGCGATGTTACGCGCCAGCGCATCGATGGATGCTCTGATCAGATACAGGTCAACAGATTTCTTGTTCCAGGAGTTGATCTTGTACTGATCGATGTCATAGCGGAGGATGTTCTGTCTCTCACTGCTTCGCGTTACAGTTTTCCTCCCGAATAGCTTGTCAAAGATAGACATTTTTGCCCTCCTTATACCATCCCGAGATAGTCTTCCCGGTATTTCACATAAATCACATAGGCATTGAGCAGACTGACAAGTCCGTCAATGCGTCTCTTCTGCTGGATCTTTACCGGAGTAATGACATCCAGTGAGCCGGTCGTCTTCACGCCGGTGTTTGACAGGCACCATTTCAGAATCGGGCTGTTGTTGTAATTGACCATATGGTCCGCCAACATCGCTCCGAGTTCCTTCATCGGTGCTGACCACGTAAACGGGCCCTGCGCGACCTTTTCCATGACCGTGGAGCCAAACTCATTGCTCATCTGTTCCGCCCAATATCCAGCCATTGCGCGGTCGTAGCCGAGCTTCCACAGGTCTATCTGATACTCATCACGCATCTTTGCGAACCATGCCGTGACATCGTTGTAATCTACCATGGCGCCCTCACATAGCGTCATGAGCCCACGGTCAGCCCACACCTGATAAGGCGCTTCTGATGCCTTCTCAGATTTCTCATCCAGTGCCTCGACTCGAGCCCTGGGCAGGAAGTAATGCTGCAGCACGTATATCTGCGGGTCGTCTTCCTTCCGGATCAGCAGCGTTGCACAGGTGAGGTCGTACACAGAACTGAGGTCGCACCCTCCGATGGCATACGTGTTTCTCACTGTCTCCATGTCGAAGGTCGCTTCGTTATTCAACTGTTCCCAAGTCAGCCACGACTCCGCCGTGACATTTTTGAGGTTGAAATCTTTAGTTAAAACTGTCGGCTTGAACTTTGGATCAGTTTTCGCCTTTTCTACGTTGGCGGCCAGCTTCCCCTTGTCCTTTATCGGGCCGAGTCCCGGATTTGCTTTCACCCACGCCTTCGGGTCCGTCCATTCGCTCTGCTCGTCAAGTTCGTAGACAAGCGGAAGGAAGTGCTCATCCTTCACATCGCCGTTGATGACCTGCTCGGCATAAGCGTACATGCTGTCGTAAATGCCTTCCCGGTTGAAACCGGAAGTCGTGATCATGAACAGGATGGGCTGTTTCCGCGCATAGTTTGCCTGCTTGACCACGTCATACAGGTTGCGGTCTTTGATGCTGTGCAGCTCATCTATGACAGCACAGTGCGGGTTGAGTCCATCCAGTGTATTCGAGTCGCTGGATAACGGCTGAAATACTCCGAAGTTGAAGTCGGAGTACATGTCTGTTTTCCGCTTCCGGATGTACCTGCTGAGATCCGGCGACTGAGATACCATGTTTTTTGCTTCACTGAAAACGAT